CCCCACAGAGCCTCACGGGCAGCCTGACGACGGTCGGGAGAGCGGGAGACGGACTTGACGTCCACGGACGCGGTGCGGCGGTCTGCGAGGCCAGAGAGGTTGCCTGAGGACGTCTCCCCGACGCTGCCCGTCACGAGCAGGTAGGTGTCCGGCAGCGGGCCGTCAGGGACGCCGTAGCGGTAGACCGCGCGGGCCGCGCCGACGACAGACTCGATCCGGGCGGCGACGGGCTCGACGACATCATCAGCCAATGTCCTCAGCCACCTTCCCGAGGTAGTCGAGCATCGTCTCGGCCTCGGCGTCGGCGGCGAGCATCGGCTCAGGGAGGCGGGCGCCGGTCTTGGAGTTTCCCAGGTAGAGCAGCGCTAGCGAGCCCGAACCGCCCTTCTCGGGGCCAATCTCGGCGACCAACTCGTCGCCCTGCAACTCGACATCGAACGTGATCGAGCGAGGGAAGCCGGGGGCGTGAGCGACGCCTTGGGCTTCATCCTGGAGGCGCTTCTTGACGTTGAGCGCGCCCTTCTTGACGACCTGCCGCTGGGCGAGGACGACCTTCGCGCCCTGGTGATCCAACTCGCGGGCGAAATCCTCGAGATCCCCGAAGTCCAGGCTCACGCGCGTGCCACCTCGACGCAGCGCAGACGACGCGCGGTCGCGTCGGTCTGCGAGTGTGGGCCGGTGACCTTGAGGTCCCGGCCAGTCAGCGCAGGGTCTCCTGCGCAGTGGTCCATATGCACGTTCGCGCCGAGCATGTCGTTGGGCGTCCCGTCGACCGGGATCGAGACGACAGCACCCGTCAAGGTCCAGTCAGCCTCGCCCGCAGCGGCTTCACGCTCGGCCACGTTCGGGCGACGGATGCGACACGGGCCTGCATAGAGCCGGGTCGGCGTGCCGCCGATGTATGCGCCCGCGGCGTCGTCCCAGGTCTGCGCGCCAGGGCGCGTGATGGTGCACTCGTCGCGCATCATCGACTCGGCCTGACGCCGCAACTCAGGGAGAGCCGCGGCGATGTCAGCGCCGAGGTCCATCACCAGCGCCGCTCGTAGTCAGCCGCGCACGCGCGCTCTGCGCGGGCGGCGTATGTGTCCGGGGTCGACGTCGGGCGGATCGAGAACGCGCCACCAGTCGTCGCGGTCATGGGAGTCAGCATCTCCAGCCACTCCGGCAGGATCGTGATCTGACCCGTGCTCGACTCGTAGCGGCGCGACACGCGTCCGTCGTCAACTGCGACCTCGACCTGCGTCGCGCCGTCCGGCCGCTTGGCCTTGAGCGCCACGGCCTCACGGACGACGTAATCGACATCGGCCGCGTTGAGCAGCCCCGTGAATCCGTTGCGCTCGGCCCAGCGGTCGATAGCGCGGGTCGCGTCACCGATCCACAGCTCCCACTGGGAGACCTGGAGGTCGGTGGGGGAGGAGACGCCGAGCGTGGTCGCGACGTCATCGGTCGTGGTCGTCACGGCGTCTCCTCCCTACATCAGGCCCGAGCGCGCTTCGGCGCGGGCTTCTCGTCGTCGGCCTTGTCGGAGTCGTCCGCGTCGTCGGCGGGCTTCTCGTCGTCGGCCTTGATGAGGTGGTCGCCAACCTGGTCGGCGGCCCACTCGGGGATCTCGTCGCCGGCCAGGAGCACGACGGACTCGTATCCCTTACGGACGATCGTGGTTGCGTTGACCGTCGCCATGTCAGACCACCGTGATGGTCATCGAGGCGTTGGCGTTGGCCAGCACCGGCTCGCCGATGGAGTCGCCCTGCACCTCGATGGAGGACCCGACCGAATCCTCCTTGAAGACGCCGCAGACGATGCCCGGCTGCTCGTCGGGCTGGATCTCCCACGAGTCGAAGCCCGCGGAGACCGTGCGGCCCCAGTAGGTCGCGCCGAGGAGCGACCCGTTCTGGTCGTCCGGCGCGACCGGCTCGGGCACGAAGTAGATCTTGTTCGATGACAAGACCTTGGTGGTCGTGCCGTTGACCGAGACCGAGCGGTCGTAGACCTCGATCGGCGGGATTCCCGCCGACTCGGCCAGCGCCAGGATCTCGGCCTTGAGGCCGGGCCGGGTCGCGCCGTTGGCCAGGAGCGTCGCGAACTGCGAGCCCGAGGAGAACGCAGCGAACGCAGCGGAGCCCATCAGCACCCGGCCCGGAAGCGCCCCGTTGTTGTACGTCTTGTAGACATCCAGCCACGAGTTCATGGCCGTGAGCCGGTCCACGCCAGCGGTCGACCAGAGCGACGCAGCCGTGACCGTGAGCGCGGCGTTGCGGCCGTAGTCATCGTTGATCCACACGTTCTCGGTGTAGACCACGACCTTGCCCTGCTCGATGGCGAGGCCGCGCGTCAACTCCTGACGCGAGGAGATCGCCTGAACATTGCGCCGGATCGCCGCCTCGATGCTCTTGCGGACCCGGTCGTCGGACAGACGGGCCAGTTCCTTCTGGGTCATCTCGTCGATCGGCTCGTTGCGGGCGATCGAGGGCAGGTCGATCGTCTTGCGGACGAGGCCCTGGCCCTTCCCGATCTCCGGGGGAGCATTGAACGCGCGGTAGGCCGCGACATCAACGAGACCACTCGTGCCTGGGTAGAACCGGACGTGGTCGCTATCGACGAACACGTTCGGCAGGTAGCGGGCGAGGGTGCCACCCTTGCTCTGCTCGATGAGGTACTGCTCATCGCGCGCGATGCCCGTCGCCTCGACGGGGGTCATGAGGTCAGTCCACAGAGGCATGGTCATCAGCTCCAGAAGGCAAACTGCGGCTGGGCCGCGGTGGTGGGCACGACGAAGCCGGCGAGGATCGCCGCGACCTTCGCCGTCTTGACGTTGCCGCGCACGACGACCGCGCAGTTGGCGTTCTCGACGCCGTCCGTCTTGACGTCGCCCTTCAGGAAGCCCAGGCGAGCGCCGGCGACATCGGCCCACGGGCGGATGACGTCGCGCTCATCGATGCGGACGGGAAGCCCGCACGGGAAGTAGCCGTTCGGGTAGTGCGTGCCTGCGGTGAACGTGGAGACGACCAGGACGCCCGTCACGGCGGCATCGAGGCCATCCGTGTTGAGCAGCCAGGAGTAGTCGCCAGTGCCGTAGGTGGAGGTCGTGAGACCGGGCATTGGGTTCTCCTCTCAGGAGATCAGGTGGTGGTCTTTGCGCGGGCGGCGGCCCTGTCGGCCATGACCTGCGCGATGCTGGTGGGGCGCACAGCCCCGCCCCCGCCCTTGCCCTGCGAGGGGTCCGGCTTGGGGTTGCCCGGCTTGCCCGGCTTGGTCTTGGTCTCGCCCTCATCGGCCTTGGGGGCCAATCGTGCGGCGAGGCGCTCCATTGCTTCGGCGTCCGTTGCGGCCGCCAGGATCTTGAGGTCGTCGTCATCGGTGATCCCGTGACGGCGCGCGGCCTTCTCGACCGCGTTCTCGTGACGCAACCCGGCGAGTTCGTTGCGCACCGCGGCGATCACGTCGGAGTCGTCAGCCTTCTTGTCATCGACGCCAGCGGCGACCTTGAGCGCGTCCCGGATGCCGTTGAGTTTGGTCTCCAGGTCGCGGTTGACCTTCTGCTGACCCTCGAACTTCGAGCGCCACTCGTCATCAGCCTTGACGCCCTCAGGCTTTGCGCCCTCGGTGGCGTCCTTAGCCTCCAGCTTGTCCTCGACCTTCGGTGAGCCGCCTCCCGCGGGCTCTCCATCGGTCGTGCTGAGCGGTCCGAATGGCGCGAGGCCAAGCGGAACGCCGTACTTGCGGATGCGCTTCGGCATCGGTCCTCCGTGGAGGTTGGTCCCATCGGCCTTGCGCCGCACGGGATGGTCTAGATGAGGTAGCCGTGCTCCTTGAGCAGCACGAGCGCTTCCTCTCGATTGCGGGCTGTCGCGTAGACGCCCTCGGGGCTCAGCCGCATGGCGCGGCTCTTGGGTGCGGCACCAAGGCGCTTGCCTGCGATGCCTCGGCGGGTCGCACCTTCGGTGGTGGTCATCCCGTTTCGGGCGGGCGTGTAGATGCCCTCGCGCGACACGTAGACGCGGTGAGAGTTGATGACCTGATTCATGTCAGCGCCATCCGCTATGGCCTGGCGCTGCGCCCTGGTGAGGTCGCGGACGTCGCCGGGCTCGATCGCCTCAACGAGGCCGCGGGTCGGGCCCTCGCCAGTCGGGACGGCCCGACATAGGCATCCAGGGTGCCGAGGGAACGCGATGCTCGAAGACGCCTTGCCAGCCAGGACCGCGCACCGCTGGCAGCAGCCAGGGTTGACCATTCGGACGTAGCGAATACGTGGGCGAGCAGCGATACCGACCCCGGTAGCGGCACGGGCAGCGTCGGCAACCTGTGTGACCGTCGCCATGTCAAGCCACGACCGACCCAACGCCAGGCGGTCACCCAGCGACTCGGCTGCACCCGTGCGAGCGCGCACCACTGCTCCATAGAGGACCGCATCGAGGTCACCCACGGTCTGCCCGTCGACGCTGTATGCGCCCGTCAGGTGCCCGACGTTGACCGACCCAGCTGGGTCTGCGGTGATCCGTTGCTCGGTGAGCGCCTGGCCGACGTATGCCGCACCGTCACGCGCTGCGCCGATCTGCGCCGCAGTCATCAACGTGACGATCCGAGGACCGACCCGCGTCCAACCAGCGTCGAAGTCAAGGCCGATCGAGTCCCACTCGCGACGGATAGCCGCCGCGGTGACCGTGATGAGCCGCTGCTGCGCCCGGTAGTGGTCAGCCGCCGACCGGAGCATCGCCGGTCCCGCCAGACAGTCCGCGGAGCGCGGCGGATAACGGGTCGCCCACTTGCTCGGCCGCCAGCCGTTCGCGCTCCTGCCGCTTGCGCGCCTCGTCCCAGCCGAGCATGTCCCAGACACCCTCGACCGAGAGAGCTCCGACCTGCCGCATCTTGACCGCAGCGTCTGCGATCTGCGCCGTGGTCATCGTGGCCGGGTCGCGCCAGATCACGCGGATGGAGTTGGCCTGCGGCCATTCGCCGGTGCGGAACCGCTCATATAGGCCCATGACCCATGCCCACGAGTCGCCGTCGAAGCGGTTCATCGCGTCCACGCGGCCTACAAGCCGCGCCTCGTCAGCGCGGATAGCACCCTCGGCGGCAGGGTTGACGCTCTGCTGCCCGGCATACCGGGTCGGCAGACCGAGTGAGGCGGCGCACCACGCGAGCATGTTGTTGATCGCGTCGGTGAAGTTCTTGAGGTCGCCGGCCTGGAACTGCCAGACCTTCGCTCCCTCGTTCGACAGCGCCTTAATGGCCGTCAAGTAGGACTCCCACACGGGGATGTCCTTGCCGTCACGGTCGCGGAAATCCTCTTTGCGCGCGCCCGTGATGAAGTACGACGGCAAGGCGTGGCCCTCGGCCCCGACCTGCATGTTGGTGAGCATCCGGGCGATGCCGTCCGTCATCCCGATCACGTCCGACATCTCTGACCGGCCTGTGAACTGACCGCCACGGCGGCGGTTGGCGAACAGAACTGCGGCGACGACGCCGAGGTTGTGGTCGTCGCGGTCATCCACGGCCCATCCGTTGCGACCGCGCGAGATGTGGATAGTGGTGTCGGGTAGGAGCAGGGTGCCGCGGGTGACGCGGTCCTCATCGCGGTAGAGCCGCAGCATCTCCACCATGCGCCGCGACCGAGTATCGACCGTGTAGCCGATCTGACGAGGGTCCTCAACGCGGATGAGCGGGTGCTCGTCATCGTCCTCGTTCGCGCCGACCGTGACGAAGGTGCGGCCGAAGATCTTCTCCTCCTGATGGCACAACGTCGACTCGCTGTCGAGGTTGTTGACCTCCCACGCCTCTCGCAGCGCGGGGTCCTCCTTGGTGGAGTCGCCAGCCTTGTAGAACGCCCGTAGGGACTGCCTGATCGTCGGCTCCGTGACCGCCATTCCGGGAACGTTGATGACCGTCTCGAAGGACCGGAGCTCGGGCGGCACGGCCAGGCCGATGTGCCGAAGCCGCTGCTCGCCCTCGTAGTAGTTGTTCAGGCGAGCGAGGGGCTTCTCGTCGGCCCGGATCTTGGCGGACAGGCGGTTGATCGCAGACTTCTCGTCGTCTGAGAGGACCGAGCTCGAGAGGAGGAGTTCCACGCGCGACCCCTCCTCTCATCGGGTGAAGAAGATGACCTCGTGCTCGGTCTTGGCGGACCACCCGGAGGCGTGCGCATCGGCTCGGGCCTCATAGGCCAGCACGTCTGCCATTAGGACGTCGATCTTCTGATGCTCGCTTGGCTTACCGAGGATGAACTTGTCGCCCGGCTTCGCGACCTTTCGGGCCGCTAGTGCGTGGCTTCGGTATGTTGGGTCGTCGTCGTGCGTGGACAGCACCTCGGCCATGTCCTCGCGGTAGCGGACCAGGGCGGGGAACATGCGAGTGATCGAGTTCGTGGGCCACTGAACGACCGTGTCCTCGCCGTGCTCGCTCGCCCATGCGTCGATCTGTGTCTCGAAGTGCCGCGGGTCGGCATACATCCGGGCCACCCGGTAGCGGGTGAACATGTCCGCGACGGCCGCGTTGACCTCGCCGCGCGGAATCCGCCCGTCAGGCCACTCGTCAGGCCGCCACACGGTTGGCCGTGAATCCGGGCCGTAGGTCGGGGTGAAGCGGTGCCCGTCCATCGTGACCGCTCGTAGGGCCGTCCAGTCGCCCGACCGGGACCCGTCGAAACCGAGGCAGACCGCCGAGCCGGACGGCACGTCTATGGCAGCCTTGGTCCCGTCGAGCAGGCCCTCCGTGAGATACGCCCCGAGCCCTTGCACAAGCCGATTGCCGTAGAACCGCTCGGCCTGCGCCGGGTCGGTCTCGACGAGCTCAGCGGCCTCAGCGTCGATGGTCGCCGGGTCCACCCAAGGGGAGTCGGCGTAGACGATCCGATGGATCTTCGCCCGGTCCCGCTTGTTGGCGTAGGACAGGTCGGCAGGCGGTTTCCGGTAGTAGCGGTAGATATCCGGCCGGCGCGACTCGAAAGCCTGCTGCGCCGCCGAGTTCTCCATCGGGTCCCACGGGTTCGTCAGCTCGATCGTTCGGCCCTGCATCGCCGCGATACCGCGACGCATCGTCTGCCATGCGTCAAGCACCTTGTTCTGCGCTGTGTAGAGCCCAGACTCGTCGGCGAGCCCGCCCGTGAGCGGCTGGCCGAGTTTCGACTGAGCAGCGCGGGACAGCGGGACGATCTTCCCGCGATTCGGGAGCCGGATGAATCCCTCGCGCACGAAAACGAACGACGACAGCGCGTCCGACGCGTGGATCATCGTCTGCAACGGCTCATAGACGTTCGCGGTCTGCGACTCGGCAAACGCCAGGAGGCCGAGTAGCGACTTCCGGCGCGGCATCCCCATCGCCTCGCCGACCTCGTAGGCGTAGACAAAGTCGCACGGGCAGCCGTGGTCCGAGCAGCGGTAGACCTCGCCGCCATTCGCCCAACCAGCGAACAGCGCCGGCCCGACACCCTCGAACAACAGCCAGCCAGCACCCCAAGGTGACTTGCCCGACTTCTGCGGACCGACAATGACCGAACGCCGGATGGGAAACGGGGCCAGCAGCCGACGCGGATCGGCGACCGCCCTGGGAGCGATCCGGTAGTGGTTGACGGTCACCTCGACCTGCCAACCACGGAACGTCAGCGGCTCGCCCTCATACACACCGCCAGGCACCCGGCAGTGCGCCTCGATCCAATCCGTCGCCAGGAAGCCGAGGGTATGCAGTGGGTCGAAGTCGAGCCGGAGCTCGTCAGCCACTTCCCTGGACGATCTTCATGCGAGCGCGGGACGATTTGGGGCCGACCGGCTCGGGATCAGCTTCAGCGCGCTTCGCGGCAACCTCATCCTTGGCGATCGCCCAGCCGTTCTCCTTGAGCCCGGCAGGCGTCAACCCGATCTGGTCAGCGAAGCGATGCAGCGACCCCTTGTCGGCGGCCGACGCCTCGGACGACTCGCACAGGACGTAGGTGCGAACCCACATGGCGATGGTGTGCAACCGCCATGACTCGGACGGTTGAGCCCACGCCCACGCCTGCGGAGTGCGCCAGGCCCACACCCACAACTCGGACTCACGCTCAGCAACCTGCTCAGTCGCGTCCGGGTCAGTTTCCTGCCAGCGCTCCTTGCCCTCGGTGCGCCAGGTGAGCACGGCGCGACGCGGCAGGGGCCACGCCGGCGCGGTGCCGTCATAGCCGTGAGCGGGGAGCGCAGTGAAGGACAAACCGCGACGGTCTGAGCGGGCCGAGGTCGGGTCAGATTGGGGGCCAGAACGATTGCGTGCGCCACCACGGGCCATGTCGATCACTCCTCAGCGGCCTCGCGCCGCATCGGTCAACGCACAGCCTCGCGCTATGCGTCAGGTGAGATGCTTGAAATGTCTGATCCCTCCGCACCTCGGAGCGCCC